CCTATACCGGCCTCTGCAACTTGTTGTGCTTGTTGTTGTAATCTATCTTGTCCTGCAACTGTAGGTGCAAGTCCTGCTAAACTTTGTTGTCTAACATCAAACTGTTGACCAGCTTTTTGTCTTGCTGCAAAATCTGCAGCTGACTCTCCTGCTAATTGTGTAATACCACCTGCTCCAGGTGCAACTACAGGTACACCAGATTGCGCAACTAATTGTTTACCTAAATCAACTCCTAGATCCTCTATAAATTTTGCTGGTAGTTGCCTTGTTTCTGTAATAGCCATTATAATACTTCCTCTAATCTTTGTGATGTTTGAAACATTTTACGTGCGCCTTCTAAGCCTTGCGATTCTTCAGATACTTCACCTCCGGCTTCGAGGTTTTTCATCATGTTATACATAACTTCTGCGCCTTTGTCTACATCTCCCTCACCTGCATTTCTTACAGCATCAGCTGTAAATACAAACTCATTCTTACTTAATCTTGCAGGTACATCATCTGCTTTTTCCATTCTACCTATTGGTACAAATCCACCCTCAGCTCTTAAATCCATTTCTTTACCACCCATGTCTAATAATGGCATAGTCTTTTTAGCCACTGGTTCTGGTTTACCACCTTCAGCTACAAAAGCTCTACCTAAAAAATCATATGGTTTATTTCTAATTCCTTGTATATCTAGCCCCTGACCAGATGATCCTCTTGATGCTAAAAATTTTTGATACTCGTCTTCTGTATCATCCTCACCAAATATAAAAGGTGCTGCCACTAATCCTGCAGCTGCGGCTAAACCAAATCTATCTTTTGGATCGTCAGGAAGAAAACTACCTATGTTGGCTGCTAAATCTGAATCCATAAATTTTTTAAATAAACTAGTTTTATCACCTTTTGGTCCAAAAGGAATAAAACTAGCAACGGCTGCTGCACCCACTGGTGACTTAACAATTTTTTTCAAACCTCTGGTAACTTTTTTTACAAGTTTACCAAGTTTATATCCTTGTCTAGCTTGTTCAAGATCCATGATCCCACCGTCAGCAACAAAGGCTCTTGCTTCGCCTCTTTTTAGTAATGCTAATTCAATAGGACTTAATTTTTCTTCCTCTGTTTCTTCAATCACATCTTGTTGAAAAGGTGTAAATCTTTGTGCTAACATAATATTTTGATCTCCATCTCCGTTATCATCGTTATCATCTTCTACAATAATTGATGGTTTGTTAAAACCCATGGCTGTTTGATTTACTGCTTTATTAAAAAGAAATTGACCTACACCAAAAGGAGTGGATGCTCCAAGTGCACCCCCTATTATTCGATTAGATAATCTTGTGCTAGGACTTATTTCTCCTATTGCTGTTTTTCTTTGAGCTTCTATTATATCTCTAGCATCTTGTTGTTGTTTAGTTTTAGGTCCAATATTAGGTCCAAAAGCTTGTTGCATACTTCCAATGTTAGTTGCAGCTGACACTCTATTTTCACTAGCTTGTCTATCTCTTCCTCCTGGGCCAGCACCACCTTGATCAGTTCTTCCCCCTTGATATCCCTCAGATCCAAATCGAAGACCTACACGTCCCCCTTTTTCCAATAATTGTTTTGCTATTTGTGATCTAGTTATGGCCATTTTACTATTCTATTTTGTTTTACTTAGAAAATCAAGGCTAGGCATGATTACAGTTACATCTTTTTGTATATCCTCTTCAGCTATTCCTTTTGATTTCCAATCTTCATCAGTCTTATATTCTTCGCCTGTTTTCTTATTTTTTATTGTTTCTATTATCTTTTGTGGTTTAATTTCTATCATTACGTTACTACCTCTCTTGGCTGTATTTCTAATATTGAAGCTATGACGTGCAGCTCGTTCGCGTCAGCAGCTTGTACTTTTAATGCTTCTCCCTCTTCCATTACAAGTGGATTTGTTAAAAGTTCTGTTGTTGCTTTGGATCCTATTGATTTATCTTTAAATAAATTAAATATGGCACTACTAGAATTAACTAATGTTACTGTTATTGTGCTTCCTGATCCAGCGTCCTCTGATACTAACAATGATTTTATAACGGCAGTTTTAAACGAAGGCACTGTGTATAGTGTCGTTAAATCTGTTGTAGTTAAATCTACTTTTTTATTTATAAAACTGTTAGCCATTAATTTATAAAGAAGTTAAATGCTTCTACCTCATCTTTTAATTCTTCTTGAAAAGTTGTATTTAGTTTTTCTACAATTGCATCAAGATCTCTTACTTGTGCTTCTGCTGTACCTAAATCATATTCTTTTGCAGGTCTTGTTAATACTTGAACTATCTTTGCCATTACATATCTCCTATATCAATTGTTTCTATTCCTTCTTTTTTATTATTTGCTAACATAGCAAAATCTTCTAATTGCATATTTGCTTCATCTGCATTTGCAGGTGTTGATTGCAATATCATTGTTAATGTTGCAACAGGAAGACTAGCTATTGTATTTAAACCTTTTATTGCTAAAGGAGTTAAACTTCCAGCTCTTGCTAAAAAAGTTTGAAATAAATTTTTTTTTGCTTTACCAAGTGTTTTATCATCTAAAATTACTTCCAAAGTATTTCCACCAAGTTCTTTATATTTTGATACTGGTATTTTTAAAGATTTAACAGTGCCTTTTAAATCTCTAATAAGATTATCACGAGTTAAAGAACCGCCTCTAGCTATATCTTTTGCAAAACTTTTTTGTGGAGTAAAATACCTACCACTTCTGTCACCAAAACCTTTAGCCATTCCAGATCTTGAAGGGGCTTCTCCCCTAAATATTTCAATCATATCCTCTATGCCTGCCATTATCTACGTCCATCTGGTTGTATGTCTAATCTAAAAGTTCCTAATTTCCAACTTTGACTAGATGATGTATTTTCTACTTTTAAAGCTACAGCTCTAGCTCTTGCACGAGTGTCTACTTTTTGTGTAGATGAGCTTATATCAAAAGGACCAAGTGATGAGCTTGCAGCTGTATCGTTAGGAAAATTTCTTAGATTTAATGTAACTCTTGTGTTACCAGTTTGTGAAACAAAGTCAGGTAAAAATCTTCTTATCTTCATAAGAAATTCACCATCTCCTCTAAGATCAGCTAAACCAGTTGATTGACCTGTAATAGCTCTTCTTTGGCTTATATCAAAATCTCCTGATGTAATATTTGCAGTGATAGCAGTTATTGTACCATTTTTATTTTGATCAGTCCCTGTTTCGTGTTCATAGTAACTTGTTCTACCTTCTGTATTTCCAACAACATCAAAAGAGGTATCTGTATCTGCATCATATTGTGTTGCGTGTGGTAAACCAAATACAGCAGAATCACGCCACATTGTTCTAGCTAAACTACCAACTGTCCACACTGGTCTTTGTGGTGATGAATCAAAATAATTATATGCAACCATTCTATTTACAACAGAAGATGTTGATGTTGGATAAAACCACATAACCTCACCAAATAGATTATTTAATCCTGCTGAGATCATTTGATTACCAGAATCAATATTTATATCATCATAAACAAAATCTTCTACCAAACATGGTAGTGATTCTAATTTACCAGCATATCTAAAGAAACCATTCTCTGACATCCAGTATGCAGCACCATCAACTTCTACACATGCATTCTGTCCAACAAGTCCACAGTTAGTTCCAACTTGTGCGAATGCAAAGGTAAATGGTTGACCAACAAAACGTTGTGTGAACAACGCTGTATCAGTCCAAACATAGATTGCATCTCTACCTCTGATAGCTCCTCTGATCTGTGATCCGTCGGCCAATCTTTGTGTGCCAGCTGTATTGGTTGCTGTAGGTGTGTATGTGTTTATATCCTCTTGGTCAGAGAATCTTATGAACATATTATCCTGTGTTGATGTATCTCCTATTGTTGTTTCTGTTCCAAAAAATACTAAGTGACGATCCGGTGTTGATACAACCATGTGTCTTGATGCGGTTGGTGCACCTGATATAATTGTAGCTCTTGTTGAAGTTGCATTAGATAAACTAGAATCCCATTCAAAGCATGCACCATCATGAATTAAACAAATTGCTTTATCACCAAAATTATCTAGTGACCACATTCCTGGTTCAAGAACTAAGTCTCCTGATGCAGCTTCACCCCATGCAACATAGTCTGATGAATTAGTTACTGTTGCACCATTAGAGTGTGCAGAACGTGTTGAGTTTCTTACTGCTCTTGTAATACCTGTTAAATCGTTTCCAGAAATACCAGTATAAGAAATTTCTTCATTACCTACTTGAATAAAATTTGTACCTGAGTCAGGAAAGTTTGAAGTGCTTGTAAGAGTAATGCTAGTTCCAGATCCACCTGTTCCAGCTGTGTCATCTAATAGTGCACCATTTAAAGTTGTTGTAATAGCAGATGTATCCTCTCCACCCCAAGACCCTAATCCATAACCAAAACCTTTTGCTTGCACTGCCGGACCTACAGTATAATATTTTTGAATTCTTATACCACCAGATGTTGTAGCACCTGATCCAGATTCATTTGATGGCATTGTAATTGTAAGAGTTGTGTTAGTTGGTGTGGTTACAACCATGAATTTTTTATCATCAAAATCAGAAGCACCAAAATTAGAATTAGTAATAGTTGAAAAATTATCCATTAACATAATATCTCCAGGAGTCATGTTATGTGCACTGGAAAAAGTTATAGTTACAGTTGGTGATCCATTAGTCGTGGTAAAAGCGTTTGTAAGAGTTGTTGTTGTTTGAATAGGATGTATGTCATAGAATACACCCCCTGAATATGCATATAAAATTCTGTTTGTACCAATGATAGCATATTTTCTAGACAAACTATTTATAAAATGATGCATACCCCTACCAGCACCTGTTAGTTCATTTTGTCCTGTCCCTCCTAATTGGTTCCAACCACCAATTTTTTCAGGAGTGCCATATCTAAATCTAACATTATCACAATCTATCCACTGACCCTCAGCACCTGTGGGTGTGATCTGTTTGTTAATACCTGGCTGAAATCCTATTTTTTGTAACATAAGCTTTGTATAACAGACTATTTATGCGCTGTAAATATTGTCTATTTCTCTATGTAGTTAATATTAATCAAAATACGCCTGTCTTCGTCAGTTTGACTGACCGCTCTATGTTTCAAAGACGCATCAAATATAACTATTTTGTTTTGAACAGATTCAATTTTTTCACCTCGCTCAAACTCGGTGTAACCATTATTGGTATTGATATAGAATATGGCTGTCTTGTGATTGTACTTATTCTCTCCATCAGCATCATCTGTGTGATAACAAGACATGTAGGGCTCATGTTTTTTTACATATAAATTTGCTCTCGCAAACATTAAAGATTTAACATTATCTAATGAAAATAATAAAGGCTCCATGATGCTATCGTAATATCCAGATCTAGGTTGATTGTCTGAATAAAACAAATGAGAAAAATAAGGATCATCTTTTTTTTCTTTATTTTTAGTTTGAGAAGCTTGATAGAACCATGCAAAATTAGGAGAAGTAATATCTTTAAAAATATTTTCAAAAACGTTTGGTAATAAAAAATTATCTATTTTTTTCATTTAGGTGCCGGCTCTGGTTCTGCTTTTACTGTATAATTAGCTGCTATTGAAATACGTTCAATATCTGATTTAAAAGGATAAACTAAATGTCTAAGTGAACCAGGAAACATAAAAAAATCTCCTTCGTTAGGAAAAAATGTTTTTTGATGTATACTATATTTTGATGGTTCTCCTGATAAAAATTGTATGCAACCTGGTCCTGACGCAGTTCCAACGTATGCTTTATTTTCTTTTTTTAACTCTTCAGGAATATCTAAAAACAACACACTAGAAAAATCACATCCAGTATGTATGTGTGGTGGATTAAACTCTCCTGCTTTCATATAATTAACCCAAGCAGAAGTTACAACAATGTCCGCACCTTTTTTAAAACTATACCACTCTTTAGCTGCTTGATTAAAATCACTTAAATAAGGGACCATTATTTCTAAATAATTTCTTAACTCTATTGTGTATTCATGTTCTATAATACCTGCTAAAGATTTTCTGTGATCTAGTTTTGGATCTTTACGACAAATACTTTTAAGTTTTTTTAAATGACCTGGTAATATTCTTGTATGAAATAATAACGGACCCCAATAAAAAAATTGCCAACTCATATTTTTCTAATCACCCTTGTTTTTATAAGTTCTGCATTTTCTTTTCTAAACCAATCTGGTAAACCTATATGAGATCTACCATCAAATTTATCTTCTGGTTTAAAAGTTCCCTCTTCATTATAATGTAAAAAAACTTGAACACAATCATCTCCTTCAAAAGGTTTTCTCCAATGTTCTAAGTCACAACCACGATAAACCAACATGTCGCCTGGATTTAAATCAACTTTAATTCCTTTATTATTCACCCCACCTGTTGGGTCTAAATAAATAGGATAAGGTTTATCAAAACCTAAAGCCATGGTTGTTGATATAGCACAACTAGGTCTATCTTTATGTCTGTCAAGCTTATCTCCTTTTCTGTAAATACGAGCATATGAATACATAGGCGACAAATCTAAACCAGTATGTTTTTTCATAACTGGATGCATCCAAGCTAATAATGTTTCCATAGCGACATCTGAATAATGAACATATGTACCTGGAACTTGTTCATCACCCCATCGTCCCCATTCGCTGGTTGTATTGTCTGTGATTCCATATCTAAAAAATGTATGTGATACTTCTCTTTTTAATAAAAAATAATCAGTAATAAATCTTGAAAGTATTTGAGGAATAGCCTCTTTTATAATTATATATCTATCTTTTTCAAAGTTCATGTTTTGTATAAGGGTATATAGTTATGCATAAATTTATGAGTGAACTCATGATATCTTCTTAACACACCAACAGGTATAATATCAAATGCTATGGTTACTCTATGATCTTCATTTAACCATGGCGAACTTCTGTGTTCGTCTCCATCTGATTTTCCAAAAACACATAAACCATTTTTACTTGTAATTCTTAATACATTTTCTTTATTAGGAAGTTTGTAATCTGTATATGAATCATGTTTACCTTCTGTATGAACACAATAAAAACCATGGTATGTTTTAAATTCAGGTTCCCAATGACTGTGCCAACCTATATTTTTTTCTTTTGCAAATAGATTAACCCAACATCTTAAATAATATTGTTCTTCTAAATTTATTACTCTGTTAATACTGAATGAAAGAGTGGTATATAATTTTTGTAATTGTGGGCATGGAAAACTAAATAAATTATATTCTGTATGATAATAACTCGAAAAACAACCATATTTATTTTCTTCGATAGCAGGAAATTTTTCTTTTAATTCTTTCTCTACTTCATAACAAGTTAGTAGTAATTTTTTATTATTTATACCTGGGTATTTAAACAACCATAAATAATCTTTTACGGCATTTTCTATTTCATAATTAGAATAATTATATTCCATATTCTAACCATCCAGTAATAATATATTTGTCTTTTGTTAGAGGAGAGTTACCTCTATGTGTGTGAGTGAAACCACTAGGCCAAATTAAACAAGTTCCTTGAGTTGGTTTATATCTTTTCTTAATATATAAAAACTCAGTTTCTCCTCCCTCCTCTATATCGTTTAAATAAACTGTAAAAACTAAAAGTCTATCTCTTGTAACTTTTGATTCATGTTCCGTGTGCCATACATGATATCCTTCTCCAGGACAAGTTTTCTGTAATTTAAAATCATATATAGCGTGTTTAGATACTCTATTTAATATAGAAAATTTAGATGCATATTGATCATAAAGAGGAAAAAATATGTCACTAAATTCTTTCATAAAATAAAAAGGTACATTTATAGATTCTAAATTATCTAACACAGATCCTGGTATGCTAATACTTTCATCAGTTATCTCTGTTTTATTTCTTCTAAATGTTAAACCTGATTTTTTGTAAGTTTCAAATACATTTATGTATTTTTCACAAAACTCTTTTGAAAAAGAGTTTTCAAATATTCCTATAAAATTTTCTTCTTGCATTATACAAAGGGCTTTCCACAAGACCAAATTACTAAACTATATCTTTTACCTTTAGTAATCGGTTTTACTCTATGATATAAATGACTTGGAAAAACAATTAAACTTCCCGCTTTTTTAACTTCTTTACAATCTATTATTCTTTCTGAACCCTCTAAACTAGGGTTTCCATTATAAAATTCTAAACCACCTCCTTCATACTCTGAAGCATCATTTAAAGAAAGGATAGCAGAAAGTTTTCTTATCTTACCATGTTTATGTTTGTTTTCAGGAATATTATAAGGCTCGTCCCAACAATCAATATGCCAATTATAAAATTGATTTAAATTATATTCAGTAAATTGCATAGGCTCTGTATAATCAATGTGAAAATTCCATTGAGTATTAATATTAGCTTTTGCCATTAAAGGTAGTATTACATCGTACACCCAGCTATCACTAAAAAAACTTACATTTGAATTTCTAGTTTCTTTTTGTAATTCTTGTTCTTTTTCAGTTAACTTTTCTTTACCACTAAAATCACCGGTTCTACCTAAAAAAGTTTTTTTGCTTTTTCCATGTTCGATTACTTTTTTACAAAAATCAGAGGTAATTTGTGAATCAAAGAACCAATAAAAAAATTTTAAATTCATAACTTTCTATTAAAAAATTATTGGTACTATAAACAATTTGTAGAAAATAGCAATATATTAGCTAGACCAATTTCCTTCTTTTATGTATGCATAGATATTTTGTAGTCTCCAAACACCTGAAGTGTTTTGCAATACATTAAGTTCTTTAACTAATACTATACCAGATCCACCTAGACCATTTCCATCAGGTGATCCTCCAGGAGTGCCAGGGGCTGCTCCTTTTCCACCACCACCAGTGTTAGCTTGACCATCAAGATAAGATTGATTTCCTGCTGAAGCTCCACCTCTTGGGTCGCCAGCATTTCCTGCTGGTGGTCCGCCTTGTGGTGGGTTTCCACCACCAGATCCTCCTCCAGAGTAAGATCCAGAATCTCCAAAATCACTAGGGAATGCAGGTACAGCTTTTCCTGCTCCTCCAGTTGTACCTGATCCTCCGCCGCCGGCTCCACCACCGCCACCACCATATCCAGTAGTGTCAGGAGTTGTTCCGCCTGCTCCAGGATTACCAAAACCATATGTTCCAGAATCTCCAGGTTGATTTGGTTGAATACCTGGACCTGGAGGTCCACCGTTTCTTCTTCCACCGCCACCTGATCCACCAGGTGCTCCTTCTTGGTGTCCTGTGTTAAAATAAGTTCCACCGCCACCACCACCTTTTGCGACTAATGCAGTTCCAAAAGATGAGTCTATTCCGTTACCACCTTGGTCAGCATCTCCTGGTGGTTGAACAGGGTGAGGAGTAGATGGTCCACCGCCACCACCAACAGTAATTGTAGTAGCCGTTGCAGGTAAAGGATAAGATGAAGGTGTTAAAATAAGGCCTCCACCTCCGCCTCCTCCAGCGATTGAAGATCCACCTTGTGCTCCACCAGCTACAACTAAAACTGTTCCAGTTGTTGCCGATCTATTGAATGTTCCTGATCCTGTAAAATCTGATATTAATGTTCCTGCAAAAGGAGTTCTATCAACTCCTACAAATCCACCGTTAGCCATTATGCTTCCTCCCAAGTGTTAGTTTCTGTATTCCAAATATAATCTACATCGTTACCGCTTCCATTCCATCTCTGATTAGCTTCATCCCAAGCTGGTGCCACATAAATATTTCCATGTATGGGACTAGGTTTTGGAATAGGTGCCTCATATTGACATGTTTCAGTATTTAAAGTCCATGAATCAAAATACTTTGGCCCTTCAAATCTATTTTCAGCAGCATTAAAAGTGCATCCTACACCTGGATAACATCCTCTTTGATTTTTATTATAAGAACATTGTTTCCAGTATGTTGTTGAAGGATAACTTCCTCCATAAATTTCTTTTATGCTTTCGCTTTGAGCATCAGGTGCAGACATTAAATTTGTAACCCAATCTTCAGCGCCTTGAGAATAATCACCACCATTAGCATCAACGTCTTTATTTTTAATAACGATTACTCTTAAGACTTCGTGTGTGTCTGTTCTAATTTCAGCAAAGTGAGCCATACTCTACGACCCTCCTTAACTTAATTCCTCGTAGTTGATAGTGATAGTTGCATCTGAAGCTGCTCCCGCACCGGCTTCAATATTGTCGCCTTCTTCAAGATACAATGCAGTGTTTTTATCAATAACAACTAGGGTTGCGTCTGCTGGTACAGAAACAGTGCTTGCGATCATTATAGGTGATCCACCAGATTTTGTAATTGCAACAGAAATATCTACTGCAGAAGTACCATCTATGTTTGCAATTATTATATTATTAACTTTAAAAACTTTTCCAGAAGAAGATGCATTTGCAAGAATTTCAGTTGTAAGCGTTGTGCTTAAATTTGCTTGAACAGACTTAGCTGTTATCGTTGCTACGTTTACTAGATTTGGTGCTGCCATAATTTATTCTCCTTGTAATCCTTTTATCCGAAAACTAAAGCCATTGCAATAGCTTTTCCTGTTGTTGCTAAACCTGACCCATTTGCTTGAACTTCACCAGTCCCTTTTGGCACTAGATTAATACTAATATTTGAATCACCACCAACCGCACTAATAGAGGGGTTATTTCCTGTTGCTGCGTTTGTTATATCGAAGTGATTAACTGCTGAAGCTGTTGTTTGAAACTGTAATTGTTCATTACCATTTTCATCTCTAATTCCATGATCATCATCAAAGTCTA